GTAATCTTTCCTAAACCAGCTGCATATTTAAATAGTTTAGCATCGCCTATTTCAACGTTAATAGTTCGTAGACGTTTAGAAAAATCAAATGCGCCGGCACTACTCATTTTAAATTCTTTTTGTAGATCGTTTTGACTTTCTATTAAGAATGTGAGATTTTTTACTGACTGTAATGTTGCTTTTGAAAAATCTTCAAAGTAAGCAGTGGCTCTACCAACTCCTGCTGACAATGCTGCAAATTCACTAATGTTGGCTGAAACGAGCGCGCTGACATCTTCAATAGCAGGACCAGCACCTTTTAATGACGAAGCGAAGGTATCGATTTCTTTAGCAATTTTAGTTACAGTACCGCCGTTATTTAAATTGCCTATAGATTTAGCAAAGTCATTAAAGTCACCCATACCGAGTCTAGGCTGCTTCTTTAATTCGTTAATAGACACGTGTTTTGAAGATCTCATTAATTGACTCTTTATTATAAATATTTACAAGTTACTTTTTGAACTGTGGCCTATTGATCTTATTTTTTTGTCGATTGGCATGATCTTGTTGATCTGTTGCAGCATCACTCCGCATCTTGTTAATTCGTGATACCCATAGTTTACGAATTCGCAAAGGCATCGTGTATATGTCTTCAAATGACCAACGACCTTCACCAGCCCATAATAGGTCAAATAATTGATTATGAAATAATACTTGGTCTTTTGCTTTAAAACCAAAAAAGGTCGAGCTTAAATTGAAATGTGGCAGGATAAGTGGCTCCCGCATCATCCACTACTTCTGTTTCATAATTAATACCAGGTGCTGATTCCACAATATATTTTCTAAGTTTTCTACTATCTATTGCTCGCAGTTCATATTTTAAATACTCTTCTATAGTATTAACGTCTGTATCTCCGTTTATTGCATGGATTGACATTTTGAGAAATGAGGAGTTAATTGATTCGTCTTCTACTTTATTAGCATCTGCAGCTGATAAATATTTAAATTTAATAACATCGTTATTACTAGGAATAATATATTCAAAACAACCGTTACTATCTGCTGTTTTATCAAATGTTCGTGATTTTAACTTTGATAGATCCAATATTGCATTTACTGGCTTATCTGTTTTAGGATCAGTGACTGATACTGGATATTCATTTCCATATCCTAATATTCTAGCAGATATAATCAACCATTCTTTGTCACCAATAACAAGTTCAGAAATATCAACTCCTGATGTTATAATTAATGCTTCTAGCAGTTTATCAAACATAACACCTTCGCTTATATAACTACTATTAGATAGTATGTCTTCATCATATGCAGTCATATGCCGCATTTCTATTTTTCCTGAATTTAACACTGATGTTTCTGCATATACTTTGCCTTGAGATGGCAATGTAATTATGTTTGCAGGAAATTTGCTGTTTTGCTTTTCTTGTTCGTACTGCTTTTTTGCTAATTCGACAATCTGTTTGTTGTCTAATCGATCGGTAACTTTACTCATAATATCCTTATTATAACTTTATTAATAAATATGGGTGAACACAAAAAATGGGTAGAAATTAATCTACCCACTCTATTAATATAATTTGTATTTTTAGAAATTCAAGAATGCCCAATCGTATCGAAGATCCATTGAAATTTTAACAACGTCTTCACTCGACCAATCTAGTTCACCAAAATTCGTACTAGTAATAAATGTTCCTTTTAATATCCACTCTTCAACTTTTTCGCCTAATGGAGAAAGTGATGTCAATGTTACTTCTTTTTTATACATTGATGAATACCCATCTCTACCAGTTGCAGATTCATGATGCAAACGTACCCAATCCATAACAGACTGTGCTGCTGATGGTACAATTGGATCATATAGTGATATTGAGATTCCATTCCATTTACTTTTACCTTTTACATAGCGCTGAACATTCATATGTTCTAATACGACTTCGCCGTTGTCTAGACTAGGTTTAGCAGACGAATGTATAAGATATGCAGGTATACCTTCAATTTCCATGATAAATTGATGCGACTTCTTTGGTTCCCATGAGTATGCGTTTTGCCAATAATTATTATCAATACCATAATCAGCAAAATCCGTACCAGGATTCGCAGTATTTACTCTATCTTCTAATGCCATATATATTCCTTGTATTTTAATATAAATATAACGAACAGTAAAAAAGGCAGAACCGAAATCCTGCCTTTTGTGTTATTTTTTAATCCTATTCAGGAAATGATGCACCCGTAGGTTGAATATTAAAGTCTAAGACAATAAATTCTGCCGTTCTAGTTGGTTGTAAAAATATTTGACCATACATTAGATTTCTATCTATTACGTCTGGTGTGTTATTTGTTTCATCCATTACTACACGGAATGCTGACAAACCTTGCTGTGCTCTTACTTGTTCTAAATAAGGATTCACAATGCTCAAGAATCTGTTTCGTGTTGCTGAAGTGTTTTGTTCGAATACTAGGTATTTAGTTGACGACGCAATAAACTTCTTAACTTCGATAAGCAAACGACGCACATTGACACGGTCTAATGCACTCGGACGAGCTTGCAATGTCTTTTGCCCCCAAACACAAATTCCTTCATTAGGGAAGTTTGCTATAGGATTAACACGGTTCTCATATAATTCATCTCTATTCGATTGACTTAGATTCTTATATGTGCCAATTGCCGTTGTCAAACCACCTCTAGTTAAACCAGCTGGTGCATACCATGGTGCAGTTACAACATCATTAAATGCTAATACACCTGGCATCACTACTGATGGCGGAACGAAAATTGGTTTATTTTTTCCTGGATCTACAACTCTTACCCATGGGAAATATGTTGCTGCATAATTGCTATCAATATTTGTTACTTGCTGAACTACAGTATCAATATTATCTGTTAATGCATTACTATCCATTATATAGAATGTGTCTTGTCTTTGTTCTACTAAGTTTCTAGCAGCACTTGTCACTAATGGGTGAAGACTATCAATAACACCTGGTGTTATCAACATGTTCATATCATAATAATCTGCATTACTTAACAATGTGAATGCTTTATTATATGCCTTAGTTCCAGTTGTGGCTGTACCACTACAATCAAATCCAAATGTATTTGTAGATTTAATATTTGTTCCTGATAGTTTAGGTAAATTAGGACGAGCTCCATCAAATCCACCTTGCATTGGCACTATAAACTTTCTAGTGTTAATAGAAACATTGCTGGTAAATGTGTTAGCATTCAATGCTGTTGTCAATGATCCGCTATATGCAGTTGCTGATGTTGGGAAATTTGCTCCTGCATCTTGACTTACGTCCCCTAGATAAAAGTCTACATTACTACCAGTAGTCGAATTAGAAGTTGGAATTGGAGATAAATAATTCAAGTTATTCAAATTATCAAAATCAAATCCAAAATAGTTTCTGCTATTAAATGTGGTTTGAACTTGTGATGTTAATGTTTCCGCAGCTGGTAAATTAAGTGATGAGCTATACATCGGAACTGGTGATGTTAATGCCACATACCCAAATGGTATCAATGTTTCGTTATTTGTTTTTTCTGCTACACCTGGATCAACTTCTACTCTAATAAATTTAGATAAATTAGGATAATCACCATTAACAACAATATCACCAGCATCAGTTACTGTGCTATATCGATCACCAATTACTCTAGAAATATATCTAGGAGAGTCTGGATCTAAATTAACATTTACAAATGATTCAACAATATCCGGTGTTCTGTCTGTGTCTTGTGATGAATATGGGGTATTAGCAATATTGGTAGTGTTTACACGCCTTACCTCAACTGTAAATGTTCCATATCCGTTTGGATCTGAAACTTCATTTGCAAGTCTAACATCACGAATACCAATTTTCACTTCAGAACTAACTGAGGTACCATGTGATAATGTGTGAAATTTAAATAGATTCTTTGCAGTAGTTCCAATTTTTTGGGAAGTAATAAACGGCGTTGCTGCAGTTTTATAATCTTCTAAAAATGCATAGTTAGTACCAGTTACTTGTTCCAATGAAATAGTTACATCAGCCATTTTATTAAACAAGCTAGATGCATTTTTATTTTCATATTGTACATATACTGGATAATCTACTGATTTAGGAGACTTACCATATGTTTTTGTTATATATGAATTATCAGTTGATACAATTGAAGCTGATACTGAAGCCCCATTCCCTGCTAGGAATGCACTAAAGCCTGGTATTGATGTGTCGGTAGTAAATGATCCAGATACTTTTATTTCAAATGAACCTGACGAATTATTATTAATAACTGAGTCTTCAAAATATGCTGCATTCACAACACTACCAGCACCTAATACTGCTTGAGTTGGATGAAGTATATGTGTTATGGTTTCAACTGCATCTGCACCCGATCCTGATTTTGCAATGACGCCAATTGCCCCATTTGGTATAGAGTAACCATCTTCATATAAAAGTCGTGTTACTGTTATTACATTTCCATTTCTTAGATAGTCATTAACTACAAATGGAACATATGAATCATCTGTATATGATCCAAATATTTGTTCAAATTCACCATATGATGTAATTTGAGTCGGTACTAGTGCAGGCCCCTTTACGGTTGACCCTACTATTGCTGCACCGATTTGTGCTACTCCGCCAGCTAAAAACGATTGATCGACCTCATTCGTAAATACACCAGGCGAAACGATTCTTTCTGCCATTATTATTCTCCTATATTTTGTTTATTATAAATATGGTGGTTTAACCCCAAACCTATGATTCTGTAAATGTACCTGTATTGATATCAATTGAACCTTCGCCATATCGTTCTTTAAGATCTGCCATTAGGTCTTGTTCTTGCAAACGAATTGTTTCAAATTTAGTTAATTCTGATGCATGTAATTTCTCAAGTTCTTCAACACGCAAAGACAATGTAAATTTTTCAATTTCTAAATTTCCTAGTGTAGTTGTTAGTTCATCATATCGTTTCCCGATAGATTGTATTGCATCTAAATCTTGTTTGTCCAGTTTTTTAGTTGATATATTTTATA